ATAAACGCTTTGGCAGTTGGCGCACCTTTGCTACCAACTTTCCGCATCCGTTCACCAGAGCCAGCCTTAATTCTTGCTTGTTTGGCATTGATATTGGCATAAAGTCCTTGTTTCATTTCTTCTTCGCCTTACCAGCCTCTGATAATGCAATTGCAATCGCTTGTTTCTGAGACTTAACAACCTTACCACCCTTGCCTGAGTGCAGATCACCTGCCTTGTACTCACGCATGACTTTACTAATTTTGGCTTGTGCTTTGGTCTTTTTCATACTAATACAAGACCTTTGCTGTAATAGTTCCAGAGGTGTAGGCTGTACAGTTGGCTCTCAAATACTTTGGCGCATTGGCAATAGTGACAATGCCATCAGCAGTCAAAGCAGTACCAATCGTTGCAAATGTTGTCCCATCAAGACTTCCTTGGAAAGCAACAGTAGCGGTTGTTATGCCTGTAACTTGCAGAAATGCGGGTTGTCCTGCGTCTGCTTGCACAGCAGTAGAAGCACCACTTGCAGTTACTGCATTTAATAGGGTTCTTGCCGCAGATAATGAACTCATTTGCCTCTCCCTGTTTTCTTCATCATGTTAGTTGCGGTGCGTTGACCACGTTGGGGCATAGCCCTTTGCTTTCCAATAGCAACCATAATGGTCACAGGCATACCCTTTTTCTTGCCATACTCTTTAGCCTCTTTCTCGCCCTTTTCAGAGTAAGCAAACTTCTTTTTTCCGACCATAGGCATGGTATTTCCCCTTATTTAAGTAGTTTTCCAGCAACAAACGTGATTACGCCACCAGCCATAGAAGCGATGGTCATACCCATCCAAAACCCACCTTTTGACTTGTTCGCCAACTCAAGGAGTGACTTAACGTCATTAGCCAATTGGTGAACTTCCACTTGCAGAGCCTCAACTTGGGCTTCTATTCTGCCAAAATCTCTCGCATCAATATCACTCATAACAATTGTTCCTTACGGGGTCTACCCATAGGTTTCTTCAAAGTTAATGTCTGCCTTGTTCCATCATTACGCTCAACCTCCACAACAGCAGAAGTATCAACCTCCGTGTATTCGGGATGTTTTTTCATGGTTTTAATGTCGTAGTCATCTCTGAACTCAACAACATTACCTGATTGATTGCATCTGAACAAAGCCATTTAATTCCTTAATGAAGAAAGGGGGGACAAGCCCCCCGATCCTTACACCATACGGACAATAATAATGTCCATAGTGGCTGATGCCAAGTCTGCTGTAGAACCTGACTCGTTTTGGATGCGGAATTTGACAGTATTGGCGGCTGAGACATAACCTGTCACAGTCAAACCAACCAAATCCACAGCCAAAGATGCACAAAGAACCATGTCACCCAAGGCAACGCCTGGAACTGTTACATCATCTGTTTCACCAGCGCCATCAACTAATGAGCCAGCATTTAAAGTACAAACAACTGACCAAGTATCAGAGAATAAACCCCGAAAACTGTCATTGCCTCTACGTGTCACAACTGCACTTGCTGTTGCCATAATAATTTCTCCTAATTAAGTTAAAAAAGTCCCCCCACCACTAGGGCAGGGGGCGCAACTGCAATTAGGCTGGTACTGCCAAAGCAAACGCAGATGAGGACAAAGCCGCACCAGTAGTAGCCGCTGTGCGAACTGCTTTCACTCCATACAGAGTGTCAGAAGTGAACAATGTAGCAAGGTATTCTTGCTTGTATTGCACTTGTGAACGAACAGCAATTTGCTCAACCAAAACCATAGCATCACGATGACCCATCAAGCAAATGCGGTCTGTGGTGGAGTTGCCAGCACCAGTATCAGCATTTGAAGTGGTAAACACAGGGATACCATAGAGTTGACCAATTTCACCATTGCGGATTGCATCTCCATTACCCACAAATGCTTGCTCTGTATAACGAGCCAAGCCCATAAGCGTGTTACGGCTTGAGGGTGGGATTACAAAGAAGCGACCATCCATAGGAGTGTCATTGTCATCAAGGCGTTGAATGGTTCTGCGGATAGCGGCATCTGTCAATGCAGAAGCATTGCTAGTTGTGCTGTTATAAGCAGTAGTGCCATCACCACCAATGAAAGCCTTAGTAGTTGTATTGCTTGTCGCATAGTCATTTGTTCCCACAGTTGCGCCATTGAAAGCACGACCTAATTGGATCAAATCAGTATCGACTTGCTTAGCCAAGGCATAGCCAGCGTCTGCTGTGTAGAAGTTACGTAGGCTGTTTAAGGCTTGGGCTTCTACGATGTCTTCGATCAAACGGCTATATTCATAGTGTTTGTTGATAGACACTTGCACTTCAGTCTCTGTGGCGGCAATCAAAGTGACTGCTGTCTCAGCGGCTTTTAGTGATGCTGAACCACGGGTAGGTGCAGGGATATGAACCACATCACCCTTCTTACCCTTAAAGTTCATCTTCATTACCGCATTAGCGACAACGAGGTTCTTTTTGTAGGCGGCAATAATCTCATCACTCCAAATTTCAGGAATGAACGTTGCCGAGGTGGTGGTTGTGACCGAATTGGTCGGGCTAAATGCTGTTGCCATGTTAAATCTCCAAAAAACGATAGGTTAATTACTTAACCCGTCCATCTGCGTATGCTTGCATGATTTCCTCACTCAAAGCATCGTATCTGTTCGGGTCTGTCATCTTCAGCCGAATAAGGTCAGCCCTTCTATAAACTCTCTTTGAACTCTCCCCAGAACCGCCTACATCCACAGTAGCCGCCTTCAAGTTATTCTTACGGGTTGCCTCTCCAGACTCACTCGCTTGCTTAACCTTCACGCCTCTCAACTGCTTAAATGTTGACAACAACTCGTTAGCACTATCGTAGTCAAATGCACCATCTGCCTTCGCAAACAAGTCTAGGCGAACAGGTGAGGATTTCACCCAATTCACAAAGTCTTGGTCTTGAACAATCTGCACATAGTCAGGATGTTCTTGCGTTAACTTCTGCTGTATCTGCATCCGTTTGAAGTCGTTTGCCGCTTGGCGACCCGCAACTACATCAGGATGTTGGTCTACTGTCTTACGAATTGCCTCTTTAGGATTCTCAAAGAAATCTACTTCAGGCTCATCTTTCTCAATAGGTTGTTTGTTAGAACTAAGGTTTTGCTTTATAAGTTCATCTGCCAGTTTACGAATCTCACCGACTTCCTTACCTTGCCTCTCGATTAACTTTTCAGCCTCAAGGTGCATTTTGACCACATCTTCCAAAGACTTTTCCCGATATTTGTCGGGTATTTGGGCGAGTGGCTCTGTTTCAGGGAGTTGTTTTTGTTCCTCAACTGCGTCTAACTCACTTAGCGTCTCATCTTCTTTGTCAATCAACATATTTTTCCTTTTTCCTGCGTTTTGATCGTTCTCAGGACATTTAACTCGCGCTTGTTACGAGTTTTGCTTACGTTCAGACTTCAACTTGTCAAGATGGCTTTTCTCGAACTTCCCATGCGCTGACGGGAAAGAACCAGACCACCCTTCCAACCTAAAGGCTGGCGCACTTAATATGCGGTTGGCTGTATCTCCGCACTCACACCTAAAACTCTGTGTCTCATAATCACAGAATCTTTCGGTTTTATGCCCGTTTTCACAGGCAAATTCAAATATTCTTCTCATCCAATTCCTCGTATGCTCTTTCGCTGACCTCTTTCAAGGTTCTCAGCCATGTCAGAATTGACAACTCACCCTTTTTAAAGTGCAAAGTCGCTTCGTCAGGGATTGTACTGATATTGTTCAATGATGCAATCATGTTGTCAATATCTTCCATTAAGTCAAGCCATCCATCAGTTCCCATCGTAGAGAACCGATTTTCATAGTATTTTTGTAGTTCAGGGGTCACTTAGGCCACCTTTTGATATTGAAGAGAAATGTTAGAGTTTTTATAGCCAGTTCCTCGAATAATCTGATTTACTGTTTGTTTTGAAACATTAAATTCTTTGGCTAAGTCAACTTGTCTTTCATTCATTTTTACTCTTTGTTTTATTTCTTCTGCTTGGTTATGCGTTAACTTAGCCATTCCATTATTAAGCACAAACATACCATGTAAAAAATTATGCGACCGAGTTGCAATTTCTAAATTTATAAGACGATTATCACTTCTATTGCCATTTATATGGTTTACATCCATACCTTGAACAACATTTAAAAAGGTTTTGGCAATCAACCTATGAACTGTTCCATCAATAGTTTTTCCATCTTTTCTTAAACTTACATATAAATAACCATTTTTTCTTAATCTTGGTTTAAGTTGTTTTTCTAGTTTATGGGCTGTATTTGGGTAAGCAAACACATTTCCGTCTATATCAACGGAATACAAACCTTCAAAGTTTGGTATATCTTTTCTCATGGTTTAGGGTAGCGACTTTTAACCGCTTGGCAGTCGGCTATGTATTTGTTAATCTGTGCTTGGTCACCTTTGGCTATGCCATCCAAATAGTCAGTAAACGGGGGATATTCCGCTTGGCGCTTGGCTATGTAGGCATGAGCATCTATGTAGGCTTGAACTGCTGTTTCGTCATAGGTAACGGGTTTGCCACTAACATCAAAAGCATTGTCACCACGGATAACGGCAACATTGTTATAAGTTGCAAAAATTGCTTGATGTTTGTTCATGCCGCAATCTCCATAAGTGTGATACTTGAATAACCCGTTGAATTGTTAACCGAAACATTTCCTACATTGGTAACAGATGCTAATTGCACTTTATAGGTTGTTGACGAAGTTGTTGCGGGAGAGTCTAAATAACTACATCCTGAACCGCCAAATTCTTGAATTGATGAAGAATTGTTGTAACCGCCTTCTTTTTCAAAATCCAAAATACTAGTGCTACCTCTTAAAAGTTTTAAAGCCAAATAAGTATTGTTGGTTTCTTTTTTACACCCTGTTACATCAACAATAACCAAAACTTTACTTGTAGAAGATGATGGTGTTATAGATACAGAAAGACCCGATATATCAGCATATGTACTTGAAGCAGAGGAGGTCGCAGTTCCACCCGCATTAACGCTAACCACTTGCAACACAGACCCCGTAGGCAATCTAGCCTTACCTAAAGTACCGCTAGAAATGTTAGACGCATTAGTAGCAGTAGATGATTGCGTTGTTGCATCATTAAATGTCAGGCCATTTGTGCCATCTACGACAAATGTCATGCTGTCTCCAAGGCCACTATACGGGCGGTTAGTGCGTTGATTGTTTCGGCTTGTGTGTTCATTGCCAAGGTACTCCATTAGCAATTATGTTTGTTTGTGCTTTAGCAAGTTTTTCAGAAACCAAAATTTCTAATTGGGCTTCTATTGCAGACTTATCAACGCCAGAGTTCCAAACCCAATCTAAAACTTGGCTTTTGGTTAGTTCCTCAAATGGTACAAACGAGTTTGATGCTTGAAGTTCAACAACACCATTTGTGTTTGAAAACTCCATGTCTTTAACCAGCGTCACAGTCCATTTGACTTTTGTTACAAGTCCACTATCTTGTTGACGCTCCATATTTTCAATAGACCAATTTGCCATTATATTTGCCCTATATAGGTTACATAAAAGTCACGACTTGCTTGGATGTTATTTTGCAAAACAATGTTTGAACCAGAAACAAAAACATTGGCTGTATTTGACGAGCCTGATGTTATAGAAAATCGAGTTTCGTTTGTTGTTTGCGAACTTAAATTTACTGCCGCGCTTGCATTAATAAAAAATATTGCGGAACAGTTTTGTGTTGAACCGACAATTAAAATTCCTCTTGTTGTGCTGTTTGCAGTAATAACATTTACAGATTGCCCGTTAATAAAGGGTGAACCCGCTGTGCCGCCAGTTAAAGAAATTGCTGTCTGCGTAATTGATGCAATATTGTTTAAATTAGTAAGTTTTAAGTTACCGCTAGAGTCAAACCTTGCAATCTCCGCACCACCCTCACTAAAAGCAATGGTGTCAGCGGCTGGAAAGAAGATGCCTGTGTTGGTATCACCTGTTGTAGTGATGGCTGGAAGTGCCGCTGTACCCGCTACAAATGCCGCCCTTTGGTTTGTATCAATAGTTACTGCCGTAGTGCCAGCAGTTTGTAGTGCTAATGAGCCAGAGTTATCGCTAGTAGCAATAAAGCCACCAGCACCAGCAGTAGATGCGTTTAGGGTAGTGGTCATGCTAATTGTTCCTCAGTAGGTCTAGCAAGGGTTGGGTGTTCCCACTTGGCTATGTAATCGCCTTTGCCGTCAGAATCGTTTTGCAAAAGAATATTGCCTGTTGTTGGATAAAAATCAGCATCAACTAATATAGGATAAAGCGTTTTAATTTTGTTAATTAACATTATGATGCCCTCACCAAACAACCAGAGAATTGTGACGAACTTCCATTAAATGCTGTACCACCAACACTTAAATATCCGTAGGCTTCAACATAATCTGTTGACCCATTCAATAAACATAATACAGAACAAGCACTCATAAATGTTCCATTAGTTGCTGTATTTGGAGAACCACCAGAGGCGATTCTTGAACCATTTCTTTGAATTTGAACTGCTTGAGTTCCTGTTGTATTAGAAAATTCTTGGCTTAAATTTATTTGATAATAACCAGCAACAGTTGGTGTAAAACGATAATTAGTTGTTGAATCAAAATTTGAATTAGTATCAAATGTTTCTGTATTAAATTGAAGTTTTGTAACTGTTCCTGATGACAAAGATTGGTTTGTTCCAATAGTTACATAAAACGCTGGCATATTGCCACTAACCATCACAGTACCAGTTGCGGCTGGTAGCGTTAGCGTAGTAGAACCAGACACGGCTGGTGCTTGTAGCGTTATCGTTCCGCTTGTGTCTCCAGCAATAATTACTTGACTCATGCTTATCCTTTAAAGAACAACCCAACGCTGTCCAGATGCGACTGTCACCGCTTGACCGCTTGCCACAGTTATCGGGCCAACCGAAAAGCCATTGTTTCCGCTTGCTATCGTGTAACTTGCGCTAACAGTCGTGGAATTGATGTTGATGCCGTTGGACGATATGTGCGCTGGCGCAGTTAACTCACCCGTACTTGGCTTATACAAATACTTGGTGTTACCCGTGTAAATCGTTGTTGGCGTACCTGAAGTTGCCGCCGCAAACAATGGATAAAGGTTACTTGATGTAGTTGTGTCGTTGCTGATAGACGCACCAGCAGTTCCGTTGGCGGCTGAAGTAATCCGTCCATACGCATCAACAGTAATGTTA